TGGTTACACGACCCTGTGGGATGTGATTGGAAACTACTCATCCACAGACGCCCGTGCGCAATTTATCAATCCGGCGAAGATTCTTCGTCGCAAGTGCCCGATTCTCGAACTGATGCCGATGATCGCCTCCAACAACATCATCAGCAACGTCGCATCGCGCACCGACTACCTGCCAACCCCTTCAACGCGCCGATTCAACGAGTACGCTGCGGTGACTTCCTCGAAGAACACGCAGCTCACCGACCCCATCGCCATGTTCGTTGACTGGGCCGTGCAGGACAAGGAACTGGTCAGAATCCAGAACAACCCCGAAGAGTTCATCTCCGACCAGATCGACAATCACATGGAGGGCTTTGCGCAGAAGCTCGACAGCGAGTTGATCTATGGAAGCCTGACCACCGACCCTGGAAGTTTCAACGGGCTGGCGACCAGGTTCCACAACACCGCCAACTACCCAAACGGCGACCAGTCCTGGGTACCGAACGTGTGGGATGGCGGCTACGAGTCTGGAAACTCGACAAGCATCTGGATTTTTGAGCTGGGCAAGAACAAGGTCCAGACCATCTATCCCGTCAACTCGCCGGCCGGACTGTCCATCGAAACCCTGGGAGAACAGACATGGACCATGCCGACACAGCTTGGCGGGCTGCTTGCCAGCGCAAAGGCGATTCAGGCGTATGTCACCTACCTGCAATGGAAGATTGGCCTTCAGGTGGTTGATGAACGTTGCGTCCAGCGCATCGCCAATATCAATCCCACGGCTCTGGCTGCCGGCGGGTTTGACGAGAACATTCTCATTCAGGCCCTGGGTTATCTTCCCGAGGGCGGCGCGGCGCCAGGCACCTGCATTGTGGTCAACCGCACGGTCCTGAACGAAATGAACATCCGCGCCGTCTCGCAGAAGACAAACGCCTACTACACTCAGGACATGGAGTCCGGGGACATCTGGGGTGCCCGTCGCGTTACGCGCTTCCAGGGAATCCAGGTGCTCATGGACGAGAAGATCGTCAACACCGAAACCAACGTCACCGCCACGTCCTAGGAGGACCGAGATGCCTATTTCCGATGCAGTATCATACGTCCACGGGACGGGGAGCAATTACAACAATTCCTCCTCGATTACCAACAACAACAACGTCTATGGGGACATTCTTCTTCAGGCCGGCAACCAGTATTCCAACATGGAACTGGATTTTGGTCCGCCGAGCAATGGGAGCGCGTTCCCGTACATTTCCGAGTTTCCATCGCTCAACGAGAAGAACTCGACCGGCGTTCCTCCGGTCACGGTTGGAGCGGGCGGAATCGGCTTTGGTTGCCATGTGGTGATCGGGCAAGCCTTCAACAACAGCACCGGCAACGTGACGTTCAACATCTGCTCGGCAAGCGCGACCAACGCCACGGCGGGCGGAAACAACACCATTGCGTCTCGCACCTTCAGCTATGCTCAGATGCAGGCTGCCGGGGCGCACTATTTCATTCCCGTCAACCCCGCTTCAGTTCTGGAGTTCTTGCGCTGGCAGGCCACTATTTCGAGCGGCAACAATGCGCTGGCAGGAACCGTCATCTCGTGGTTCGGTCAGCCCTCTGGAGGAGAACAGTAATGCCCACAGCAACAGTGGAAGCAAAATGCCTTGCGCAGGCATGGGGACCGATGGCGGGCACCAACCAGTGTGGAATGTACTACGCTGGCAGGGGCCCGCTCCCTGGGGGGCTGTATGAGATTGAGTCGGGCACGGGGCTCGACAAACTCACAACCCCCACGGGGGAATGGATCTTCCAGTATCCGGGCCACGAAGGGAAAGACCCCAACTACGCCAAGCGGATCGACGACGAGCGCAAGAAGTATCAGAACAAGCTGGCCAACAAAGCGGCTTGAACTCGTATTCCTTTCCATGAGAGGCGGAGGCACTGCCTTCGTCTCTTTTTTTGTGAGGTTTGGCCTTGAATTATTCGAGCGTTGGAATATCTAACATGGCACTTCAGCGCATCGGCGCTAGGGGAGTCATCTCCTCGCTCGCGGACAACACTCCCAACGCCATCAAGGTCAATGTCGTATGGAACATGGTGTTTCAAGAAGTCCTCTCGGCGCGCGACTGGAAGTTCGCCAAGACCAGAATCGAATTACAGCAGAACTCGACCAACCCAGTCGGCGGATATTTGTACGCTTACTCACTGCCGTCAGACTTTCTGCGACTGTGCAAGCCTCGTGAGATTCCCGAGGAGCACAGAATCGCCAACTTCGCATGGGTGGGATCGAACTCTGGCGGATTTTGCGAGCACGACCTCCCCGTGTGGCCGCGAGCAGTTGAGCCGTATGTGACGGAGACGGTTCTCGGTTCGGGCAATGGGGCATCCTACACGACGAATCTCCTGACAAACTACCCTGGATGCGGCGTTCCGTATGCCAATGTGCGGCCCATCATCATCAACTACATTCGCCTCATTACAGACCTCACGCAGTTGCTTCCCGGCTTCGTGAATGCGCTTGCGGACCGGCTGGCATCCGAGCTGGCCGTGCCAATTACCGAGAGTCAAGATAAGGCCGAAAAACGCATGGAGATGTACATGATGGACCTGAACTCGTCTCAAGCTCAACAGGAGTGCGACGACTTCTTGAAGGACGAATCCGGTTCTCAGACGTGGGTAACGGCTGGGCGATACCAAGGAAGAGGGTACCGATGAAGAAGACGATCTACACGCTCAATATCGACAACTACGCTCCGCAAATAACTGCTCTTACCTACCCTCTCATTCAGCGCTACGCCGACAAGATTGGGGCGAACTTTGAAATCATCGGCACCAGGCAGTTCCCTGGGTGGCCCGTCGTCTATGAGAAGTTGCAGATTCACGAACTTGGCAAGGACAACGACTGGAATATCTACATTGATTCAGATGCGATCGTTCATCCCGATATGTTCGACGTGACGGATCACCTCACGAAGGACACCGTGCTTCACAACGGCCGCGACATGGCGGGGAACCGATGGAGCTACGACCGCTTCTTCCGTAGGGATGGCAGGCATATTGGGTCGTGCAACTGGTTCACCGTGGCGAGTGATTGGTGCATCGACTTGTGGAAGCCTCTCGATGACCTGACTTTTGAAGAGGCTGTCAAGAATATCCACCCAGTGATGTCTGAGGCGGCAACGGGGCTTATCGCTCCAAGCCATCTCATCGACGACTACACGGTGAGCCGAAACATCGCCAAGTTCGGACTCAAGTTCGACACGCTGATTGAGATGCAGGCGCGGCGCAAGGACCAGGGCGCGTACCTGTTTCATCTCTACAACATTCCCGAATCCGCCAAGCTGGAACAGATGTCGAACTACCTTTTGAGCAAGGGACTTATGAGGTTTTCTCCAAGCTACGTCTGAGGCAGAATGGCACCGAACGTATTAATTAACAGCCTGAACAGCGGAGAGGTCAGCGGGCTCCTTGAGAGCCGCAGCGACCTCGCCAAGTACGCCTCTGCCTGCAAGACGCTTGAGAACGCAGTACCGCTGGTTGAGGGCGGCGCGAAGAAGATGCCGGGGACGTACTTCGCCGGAACCACGGCCAATGGCGGGGCAATGTTCACCGGGTCCATCAGCGAGACTACGCTCACGGTCACAGCGGTCAACTATGGGGTGATTCAGGTCGGGCAAGAGCTTTATGACTCTCAGGGTTCACTTGCTGCTTTGGTGAGCGCCTATGGCACAGGGACGGGCGGTGTAGGCACCTATACGGTCAGCGCGTCTCTCACTGTCGCCTCTACAACCATGCAGACTGCCAGCAACGGAAATAGTCGCCACGTCCCGTTCCAGTTCTCGACAGATCAAGGCGCAATCATCGAGCTTTCTTCGGCAATGTTTCGAGTGTGGGAAGGAGCAACGCAGGGATCGTGGTCGCTCGGCCTGGTAACGCAAGCACTAACAGAGAACAACTACAACGCATCGACGACTGCTGGCGCCTACAAGATAGTCTCCATCTCCGTTACCGATGGCGGATCCTACAGGACCACCTTGCCGCCCACGGTCAATCTGAGCGGTCCGGGCTCGGGGGGCGGTTCTGCGATTGCCGTCATGAGCTACGACAGCGGCGTGGGCCTATACTATGTGTCCAGCGTCTTCGTGAGCAATGGCGGAAGCTACACGGGTACCGTTACGGTATTCTTTAGTGGCGGCACTTACGTAAGTGAAGCCACGGGGTACGCCGTTCTCGGTGGCGCTGGATCGGGAAGCCCCACGTCCTACGCGGTGGGGGAAATCGTGCTGATTGGGCCTACCGCATTCATCTCGTCTTATGGTGGGACACCCGCGGGAAAGCTATTCATTGCGGCTCCCTCGGGGACGACAAACGCAAGCACGGTTCCAATCACATTCACGGTCAACTCTTCCGACGCCTTGAGTGTGACGGTAACCGGGGCGTCTCCCAACCAGGGCATCAACATTGCCCTTGCAAATACGACGGCATCGAATAACGCAGCGAGTCTGATCCAGGTAGCCATTGCCGCACTAACATCCCTCAATTCGGCGACCTACAACTACATCGACTTGACAGCATGGACTTGCACGCCAGACACCGTGTACTACGGGGCTCCGTGGATCACCGCCCCCGTCTACGCCTCGAGCGCGACTTACTTCTCCTGCGTGAGCAACAACTGGGTTGCCATCTGCACCGCCATCAACCAATACGACCAGTTCCCGCTCACGGCTCCCGGCGTGTTCAATACGGCATATTGGGCCGATGCCAGCGGTCTGGCGGGTCCGATTCTTGAGGTCGCCACACCCTACGGCGAGGCTGATCTGTTTGAGT